CCGTGCGCCTGTTGTGGGCAGATGGCGCCCACGAGGGAATGGGCCGATTCTCAGGACGCACTGAGCCACGCGGATGAACTCTGCGAACTGCCGCGCGTGATCCGTCACGCAGTGGTCGAGAAGGTCATCTGCCGACGCAAGGGGATGCGGGTCGCCAGCCTGGCCGGCGGCTATGAAGTCACAGAGCGCACCGTGCAACGCCGAATGCGCGACTTCAAGGCCCGAATCGGCAAGGTGGAGAACGCGGCGATTGCGTGGATGGACGACCATCTTTCTGCGCGTGGCCTGCTGGAGGTGTCGTGATGCTGAACAGGTGGCGCACCAGCATTGCCCTGGCCTTGTTGGCTTTGATCGTGGCCGCCTGCGGTGGCGGTGATCCAGAGGATCAGCAGGAGCGCCGGCAGACACAGCCCGTGAACTGCCATGCCGACCCAAGGCTGTGTGCGTGATGCCGATTTTGATTGACTTGTCGTAAACAGCGACATAAAGTCCACAGTTATGGCACCTGTGGAAGGTGTCCCCAGAACCCGCCCAGCGCAAGCCCGGCGGGTTTTTTCGTTTCGGATTCACCCCGATACGCCCGAATCGGCCGGGTCCGCACAGGGGTAAGTGTGCGGGGACTTCCACGACGGCGCGAGTTGTGAGAGCCGAGGACGCGCGAAGCACTCGACCCAGCGCCGCAAGGTGTTGCATGGGTCGTATATAATGCAAGTGGCTAGGGTAGCTCCCGAAAAGCCGGTTCCCGCCGGCCTGCCGCCATCATCATCGGGAGTTTGCTGGGGAGCAAGCATGGATACATTAAGCGGCGCTCAAACTATTGAGCGAGTCCGTGGGCTATGCGATCAAACGATCATCGCATTTTCGACAGGCAAGGACGCCGTCGCGGCTTGGCTTGCGATAAGAGATAGTTTTGATGCGGTGCATCCTTATTATCTTTATCTCGTGCCTGGGCTGGAGTTTGTCGAAGAATCACTGGTTTATTACGAGCAATTTTTTGGCGTAAAAATTAGAAGACTTCCGCATCCTAGCTTGCATCGGTGGCTGAACACCTACACGTTTCAGGCGCCAGAGCGGTTGCGTGTAATTGACCAGGCCAATCTGCCGATGCACGATTATCGGGACATCAGGCAGGTAATGATCGAAGACCTTGGTCTTAATGAGCAAACTTTGGTTGCCGATGGCGTGCGGGCTGCCGATAGTCCAATGCGCAGAATTGCCATAAAAACCCACGGCCCCATCAGCTTGGCGCAAGGTCGCTATCACCCCGTTTGGGATTGGCTAAAAGCTGATTTGGTCGCTTGCTTTCAGAAGTCCGGCGTTAAGCTGCCGGTGGATTACAATCTTTTTGGCCGATCTTTTGATGGAATCGACCTTCGTTTCGTGCTGCCTCTTAAAAAACACAGGCCTGGCGACTATCGGAAAATACTCGAATGGTTTCCGTTGGTCGAGCTGGAGGTTTTTCGGTGGGAGCACGCTCATGGTTGATTTGACTGAGGCAAGAGCCAAGGCGGCGCAGGCAAAGGCAATTGCGCAAGACAAAATAGCATCTGCAAGAATTTTGAAGGATGAGATCAAAGCGCTCAAAAAGAATCCACCGAAACAGTATGTGCAGATGCCGAAACAAACTGGTGACGCTGCAGTGGATTCAGCCGCTGACCTTGATGCGGTTCAGGCTGGATTTCGGGCGCGGGCAAAAGATGAATCAAGCCGAAAAGCTCTTGCCACCGACACGGAATACTGGTGTGCGCTGTGCTTTCAGACTCGCGAGCAGAAGGAAGCCTTCCTGCGAGCATTGAACTTGCTGACGCTTGGGGATAAGTACCTAGACGGCCAGCGAGTGGCCAGGGTGCTTGGGGTTGAGCTGCCTAGTGCCGATGTGCCTTACAACACCAGCTCTAAAATTGACCCGGTATGGTCTGGGTTTGTTGATTGAAAGGAATCATCATGCGTAGTCGTGGAGCGATCCGAAATGAGCGAATGAGGCTTGCCCGCCAACGCGCGGCGTCAGCCGCGTCTGGGTCTTCCGGCAGCTAAGCCGGTCGCACTGGAGGCCGCCTTTGGGCGGCTTTTTTATGCCTGTAAAAAAAACCCGGGGCGCAAAGCAAACGAGCCCGATAACTATCGCCGCAAGAATCAAGGCGGCGCGTGCGATGGAATTGCGCATGGATGGCTTGAGCTTCCCGGAGATTGCTGCTGAACTGAAATACAACAGCCGCCAAGCTGCGCATGATGCGGTAATGCGTGCAATTGATGGCGTTACGCGCGAGCCAGTAGAGCGGCTGAAAACGCTTGACCTGGAGAGACTTGACAAGCTTTGGCAAATCCAATTCATGCACGCTCAAGCCGGCGATGTGCAAGCATTGGCCGCGTGCATGAAAATCATGGAACGGCGGGCGCGGCTGCTTGGAATGGATGCCCCTGTTAAGCAAGAGGTCACAGGCAAGGATGGCGGCCCCGTGCAGCAGCAACACGCCCACACGAGCATGACGGCCGAAGAATTCCGCCAGATCGCCCAGGAGGTGGCCGGCAAGTTCTGACGCGGGGGAGGAGCAATGCTTGACCTGACCCCGAAAGAAATTCAAGCAGCGCAAGAGCTGGCCCGGGCTGACCTCTACGCTTTCAGTCGGTGGATGTTCCTGCAGCGCAAGGGCTTTCTCTGGCAGCGTGCCAAGCACCATGCCCTGATCTGCAATGCGCTGATGCGCGTGTTCAAGGGAGAGTGCAAGCGGCTGGTAATCAACATCCCGCCGCGCTACAGCAAGACCGAACTGGCGGTGGTGAACTTCATCGCTTGGGCATTGGGTCAAGTGCCTGATGCCGAGTTCATCCATGCGAGCTACTCTGGCGCGCTGGCGATCAACAACAGCTCACAGATTCGCTCGCTGGTACAGCATGAGGCTTACCGGGGAATTTTCCCGAAGCTGGAGCTGGCCAGCGAGGCTTCACATCACTGGAAAACGACAGCCGGCGGTGTGATGTATGCCACCGGCACAGGCGGCACGATTACCGGCTTTGGCGCCGGCAAGCACCGGGCAGGCTTTGGCGGATGCTTCCCTGTTGGAACTCGCGTTTGGACTGAAAAGGGGCTTTTGCCAATTGACCGCATCGTGCGTGAGCGGATGCAGGTGCGCGTCTGGTCATTCGACTACGCGGGCCAGATGGTCTTGAAGCCTGTGCAGGCGTGGCACGAAAACCCACCGAACCAAATCGTTCGGGTGACGTTCGATGATGGCGAGTGCGTTGAATGCACGCCAGATCATCGCTTCTGGACAACAAATCGCGGCTGGGTGCGGGCGGACTCACTCAGCATAGATGATCGGCTTCCCTGTGTCCGTGGCGGCGTACGCCCCTTCGTATCCGGGCACAGAAAGCCAGCGCGCGTTGAATTCGTTCGGCATGATGATTCGACCTTTTGTTTAACCGTCGAGGAACATCACAATTTCACCGTCGAATGCGGTTTGGTGGTGAAAAATTGCATCATTATTGACGACCCGCACAAGGCGGATGAGGCCCGGTCTGATGTGATTCGGGCTGGGGTGATCGACTGGTTCCAGACGACGCTCGAAAGCCGCAAAAACAGCCCGGACACGCCGATCATCGTGATCATGCAGCGCCTGCATGAAAAGGACTTGGCGGGCTGGCTGTTGGGCGCAAAACCTGGCATTGAGCCGGGTGGCAATGGTGAGGTGTGGGAATCACTTTGCTTGTCGGTCTGGAATGATGACAACACCCCGCTATGGCCCGAGAAGCACAGTGCAGAGGCGCTGGAGCGCATGGAGCGTGCAGCGTCCTATGTGTTTGCTGGTCAGTATCGGCAGCGGCCGGCGCCACCCGATGGCGGCTTATTCAAGCCCGATCGGATCGAGATTATTGATGCGCTGCCCGCAGGCCAGGCCATCCGCTGGGTGCGTGGCTGGGACTTGGCGGCGACAGAGCAAAGCACGAAGTCATCAGACCCGGATTGGACGGCTGGCGGAAAGCTCGGCCAGCTCGCCGATGGGCGGTATGTCATTGCGGACATGGCGCGCTTGCGCGAGGGGCCGGACAAGCGCGATGCGGCCCTGAAGACCACCGCAAGCCGCGACGGGCGGAGCGTAAAGATCAGCCTTCCGCAAGATCCCGGCCAGGCCGGCAAAACCCAGGCGCTCGCGCTCACTCGGTTGCTGGCCGGCTACTCGGTGCATACAAGCCTAGAAAGCGGCGACAAGGTGACACGGGCTGAACCGCTGGCCAGTCAGGTCAACGTGGGCAACGTGTTGATGCTGCGCGGCCCCTGGAACGACGAGCTGATAAACGAGATGCGCATGTTTCCGAACGGCGCCCATGACGACCAGGTGGACAGCCTTTCGCGCGGCTTCGAGGCACTACTCGGCGGCAACACTGGGATGCTTGATTTCATGGCCCAGGCCGCGCAAGCAGCGCAACAGCAACAACAGGAACGATTGAATGGCACGCAATGAAGGCAAGGCCACGCCATTTGACGCGGGCCTTGTGGCCCGTGTTGCAGCCGGCGCGAGCGAGGCCTTCGGCTCATTCCGCAATGCGTTCTTCGGCGGCGGCAAGGGCTCGGAATGGTTCGGCCCACAGCAGCCGCCCACGCCAGCGCTGGACCCGCAATCGGCGGTTGATGCGGGTGTGGCTGGCCGTCAGCTCGATTACGTCACCGGCATCAATGTCCAGACGCAACCGCGTGCAGGCGAGCCCATCAGCTTTCCCCAGCTGCGGGCACTGGCCGACAACTACGACTTGCTGCGCCTGGTGATTGAGACGCGCAAGGATCAGGTTTGCGCGCTGCCGTGGGCCATCGTGCCGCGTGACAAGAAGCTGAAGCCAGACGCGCGCTGCGAAGCCGCAGAAGCCTTGATGCGCTGCCCGGATGGTGAGAACGACTGGCCGACGTGGCTGCGGATGCTGCTGGAAGACCTGTTCGTGTTGGACGCGCCCGCCGTCTACGTTCGCCGCACCCTGGGCGGTGATGTGCTGGGCTTTGAGCCCATCGACGGCGCGACCATCAAACGCGTTGTAGACAAGACCGGCCGCACCCCAGCGGATGGGCCGGCCTATCAGCAGGTGCTCAAGGGCGTGCTGGCGGTGGACTACTCCAAGGATGAGCTGATCTATCGCCCGCGAAACCGGCGCACGCACAAGATTTACGGATATGGGCCGGTCGAGCAGGTCATCAACATAGTCAACATCGCGCTGCGCCGGCAGCAAACGACGCTGGACTACTTCACCGACGGCACGATCCCCGACGCTGTGGCCGGTGTGCCCGAAGAGTGGAACACCGAGCAGATCAAGCTGTTCCAGGACTACTGGGACTTGTTGATGCAGTCCGACTTCGACAGCAGCGGCCAGCGCCGAAAGTTGAAGTTTGTGCCCGGCAAGATCGCGCAGAACTTCGTTTTGACGAAACAGCCGCCGCTGAAAGACATGTTCGACGAGTGGTTGGCGCGGATCGTCTGCTATTGCATGAGCATCGACGCGACGCCGTTTGTCGCCCAGGTGAATCGCAGCGTGGCCGAGACGACCCGCGAGCAGTCCATGAGCGAAGGCCTGGGGCCGCTGAAGATTTGGGTCGAGGCGCTCGTCTCGCGCTGCCTGTCGCTGGCTGGCTATGACGACCTGGTGCTGACGTGGCCCGAGGGCGACATCTCCGACCAGCTCAAGCGCCAACAGATTCTGTGCGGCTACGTCACCGCAAAAGTGATGGCCGATGACGAGGCGCGCGAAAAGATCGGCCTGCCGCCCTTGACGCTAGAGCAACGCGATCAGCTCAAGCCCCCGCCGCCGCCCATGCTGGCCGTGCCCGCTGCGCCACCAGGCGGAAGTAACCCCAAAGACCCGAAGGCGCTCCCAGGAAAGCCAGGGGGCGCCCCCACCGATGAGCCGCCCAGCGCCACCAAGCGGGCGGCCAGCGTCACGCACGAAACTCTGATTGATGCCCCCGTGACAGTGCATGTTCACTTGACGGACGGGACCACCCAAACACAGCGAGTCGAGAACTCGGCCGCCACCGGAGATTGATGATGGCCGAACGATTCCGCCCTATTGGGATGCACCGCGTGTTCTCGCTTCAGGGTGTCGAGTATTTGCCGAGTGACGACGGCTGGATCAGCGCGCCGAACTCGTTGGTGGCCGAGGCCATGCGGGCGGCTGGGCTGGTTTCCGAAATGCTCTGGTACCGTCAGCAATCCGTGACCTGGGCCAATCGCCCGGACCCAGCAAAAGTTCCTCTTGGGACGGTGTTCACCGCCTCCGATATTGGCGCCGAGTTTCGGACGGATGGGCAGTATTGGCACCCGCTGAATGGCCGCGCGCTGCTGTCGAATCAGTTGACCGATATCACCATGGCGCTTGATGCAACCGAGCAATCACTATGGTCGTTTGCCCTACTTCCGGGGCTGGTGTTCCCCGGTGCAAGCTTGGAGTTTCAATTCAACGGCGAAAAACTCGGCGGAGTTGCAGATACTTGTACATTCCGCCTAAAAATCAACGGAAATACCCTCACCAATCCCACACTCACTACAACCAACATTGCACTCGGGTCTACAAATAGATTCCAACGCACATCAGCCACGACCGTGCGCAAGCTCGGCGGCGGTGGGGCAACTGTCCTGGCAGCGCTCACATCATCCAGCACTACAGCACGGGTCGCGGCTATCCTGACACAGGACATGGACGCAGCCAGCAATACGATCCAGGTAACAGGCCAAATGACCACGGGCGGCACCGAATACGGCGTGCTCTCCGGGTTTTCGTGCTTCCTGGTGGGTTGATGTACATGACCGTCTGCCGCCACCGCGATCCGATCCGGACTGCGGTGGCCAAGCTCGGCCTGAAGCCTATCGACCAAGAGCGCCAAGCGGTCAAATCGTGCCGACTGAAGCTGCGTAAGGCGCTGCGGACGTGGCTCAAAGAGCAGGCCGTCGTCATTGCGGCCCAGCTTGCCAAGACGCTCGATCTGGTGGAGAAGGCGCGCAAGCCGGGCGGTGACCCTGTAGCGATTGCGGTCGCGGCCCAGCGCGTCGCGCAGGCCCTTGGCGATTTGGATTTTAGCGAATGGTCGGGGTTGATCGAGATCGTGCAACCTCACCTTGAGGCCATGGCGGCATCGGGTAGCGAGGTGGCGCTGGCTCAGATCGGCGTTGATGCCGCACCCCTGGAGGCGCAGTTGGCAGACAGCACGACCAATTGGGCATCGCAGCGAGCGGCCGAAATGGTGGGGATGCGTCGGCTTGAGAATGGCGACTTGGTGCCAAATCCGGCAGCGCGCTGGCGTATTGACGAAAGCACCCGCGACATGCTGCGCGGCGTGACCGAAGACGCGCTGGCGCAGGGCTGGAGCGCCCAAGAGCTAGCCGACGCCGTGGCTGGCTGCGATGCCTTCAGCGCGGCCCGGGCTGAAACCATCGCCCGCACAGAGCTGGCTTTTGCCGACATGGCCGGCGCCATGCAGGGCTACCGCGCAAGCGGCGTGGTGGCCGGCAAGGCTTGGTCCACAGCGCAAGACGACAAGGTTAGCGACGAGTGCCAGGAGTGCGAGGAGGCCGGCGAGATCGCGCTTGATGCGCTTTTCCCTGGCGGTGTTGATGCCCCGCCGCGTCATCCAAATTGCCGTTGCAGCGTGCTGCCCGTTCTGACTGAAGCCTGACACTATGACGATTCCAACCTCTGCGGTCACCGCGACCGTGTTCGGCCCGGACGGCGTGCCTGTGGTGGGCGCCATCGTCACGGCCACGCTGTCGAAACAGGAGATCTATCAGGGCGTCGTCGTGCCGCGTCAGGTCGATGCCGTGACCGGGCAAGATGGCACTTGCGTGCTGAGCCTGTGGCCCAACGGCTTGGGCTCACTTGGTGGCTCGTTTTATGTGGTGCGAATCTGGCAGCAGGGCCAGCAAACGCAGATGTTGCGTTGTTACGTGGTGGATGCAACCCCAATTGCGCTGAAGGACACGCTCATCAGCAGCGGATCGGCGCCCGTGGCAATTACCGGCCCCGTTCAGGTAGCGGATTTGAATACCGCCCTGGCCACCAAGGCAGACGCCTCCACCGTCACCACCTTTGTGGCCAGCGCCGATGTCTCCATCACCGCCGGCACGGATGCCAGCGGCAACCCCACCGCCACCTGGGCGCTCACCAAAGCAGGCACAGGCACAAACACACCGCCCGCCAGCGGCCAGTGGAACGAAGACCTTTCCGTCATCGTCGCCCAAGGCTCCGCCGTGGCGCTCACCACGGGCGCGCAAGCCACCATTGCCAGCGTCACCCTGGGGCCGGGCGCGTATGACGTGGGAGGGGCCATGGTGGGCGTTACCGGCGCGGCAACAAACATCAGCAGCGCGGCGGCGGCCATCAACACAACCGCATCCATGCCTGCCGCCCTCACCGAGCGCGGCCAATGGCTCGGGCGCGGCACCGGGCTATCGGCGGGCGATTCAGTCTTCGCCTACCCATCCAAGCGCATTTACGTTGCCGCCGGGAACACGCAAACGGTGTACCTCGTCGGCATCGCCATCTTCAGCGGCGGCACTCTCTCCATGTATGGCGAGCTGCGCGTGCGGCGCCTGGCGTTCTGATCATGGTCAAAGGCCTCTGTCGCGGCTTCGTGGCCGGCGGGTCGTCTGCGGGCACCGTCTATCGCAACGTTGCCATCCCCAACAGCGTGGCCGGCGGTTACCACCCGCACCCCGTCAACATCATTGCGCCGGCAGGCGCGCACTCGGCTGCACTCATCGTGCTGCACGGCGGCGGTGGCACCAGCACCAACATGCTCAAAAGCCTAGGCCTGGTGCGCAGCCCAGACGGCAACACCTGGGCTGCCCAAGACGTGAGCTGGGGTGTGCTGCAAGCCTTCGGAAATATCGTGGTGGCCTCCCCCCAAGGCTGGATCGACCCGCGCACCATCACCCCCACCAACCCCGACGGCACAGCCAGTTGGGCCAACAAAAACATGAACTCCGGAGCCTTGGCGGTCGGCTGGGATGACATGCAAATGCTGGCCGATCTGCGCAACTACCTACGCACCCAATTTGCGCTAATCGGCGTCAGCCTCTATGGCCACAGCAACGGCGGAATGATGGCCAACCGCGTAATGCTGGAAAACCCCACGCTTTGCAACCACTACATCGTCACCAGTGGGCCACTGCCATCCGCTTGGTCGGGTCAAGCCTACACCTTCCCGAACCTGCCGTACTGCGCCACCTACGGCGCCTTGGATGACGTGGTAAACCTTGTCGGCTCGGGTGGCCTCTTTGCTGCGCAGTGGAATCAAACCATCTCCACACTCAGCATTGCCGATGACCTTTACCCAGCCCTCTCGAGCTGGATCGGTGAATGGCAAACCATGCAAGCCCGCGTCACCGCTGCAGGCGGCGGCACCGTGCGCCAAAGTGACGGAGTAATGACTGCCGCCAAATCGGGAACGCTCACCGAGTGGAACTACGGAAAAACCGTGCTGCGCCTGCTGAGTGCAGCGGGCCATGAAATCGCATCGCAAGACGCCATCTCCGGCACCCGCACCCTCATCAACACCCTGAAATTCATTCGCGCAACCTGAGCGCGCTCACCCGAGCATCCCGGCCGCCCGTGGCAACACGAGGCGGCTTTTTTACGTCTGGAGCTGCCACATGGCCAAGCAAACCCGCCTCTATGGCGAAATTTCCAAATCTGAAAAGCAAGACGACGGCACGATCAAGGTGTGGGGCTACGCTTCCGCCGAGGTGGTGGACAGCGACGGCGAGACGGTCACCGCTGACGCCATGAAGGCCGCCAAAGAGGGATACATGGCCTTCGCCAACGTGCGTGAAATGCACGACGCGAAGAAGGCCGCGGGCGTGGCCATCGAGTACGAGGTGCAAGACGACGGCAAGACCTGGTTTGGCGCGCATGTGGTTGACCCGGTGGCCGTGCTCAAGTGCGAAACCGGCGTCTACAAGGGTTTCAGCATCGGCGCCCGTGTGCCCAAGGGTGGCCGCGACGGCAAGGTCATCAAGTCCATCGAGCTGCGCGAAGTGTCCCTGGTGGACCGCCCAGCGAACCCGGAAGCCGTGTTTACCCTGGTCAAGGCCGAGGGCGGCGCGGACGACGACGGCGAGACGGTGCAGAAAGGCCTCTGGGATGTGGCCCGCTTCGCTCAAGTGCTCCAAGACCTGGGGTACATGGTCGCCAGCTCGGCCGATGAGGCGAACCGGGAGGGCGACATGAGCCCCATCCCGGCCGCGCTGCTGGCATGGCTGCAAGACGGCGCCGCGATCTTTCAATCCATGGCGTCCGAGGAATGTGCCGAGCTGCTGGCCAGCCTGCGCGCCGCAGTGCCCGCGCCGCCGGTGGTCGATGTCATCGCCGCAGCAGCTGCCGGCGGCGACCTGACCAAGGCCGGCGCCCGCTTCAGCACCGCGACCAAGGCCGCACTGAAGGCCGCACACGACGCCTGCAAGGCGGCCGACAAGGCACTGGGCGATCTGGGCTACGAGAAGGCCGACGACGGAGACGATTCAGGCAAAGCGGCCACGCCCGCCCCTGGTGCTGATGAGCTGGCCAAGGCCGCCAAGGCCCGGGCCGATGAAGCCACCGCGCAGATTGAAGAACTCGCCAAGGCGGCCGGCCTGACGCTGGCCGCGCCCACCGCTGACGACCTCACCAAAGCCGCCATCACTGAGCTGGTGAAGGTGCGCGCTGAGCATGAGGCGCTGAAGAAGCGCGCCGCCCCGCCCAAGGGCTACGCCAACGCGCAAGCCGTCTCCAAGGCCTCCGACCGTGGCGGCCCCGATGAAAACGAACTGCCGCCGGTCGTGAAGGCTGACGGCTCGGTGGACGAAGTGGCCACGCTGATGAAGCGCGCCCAAAGCCAGCCCGTCCGCCTCTCCTAACCACCCCTCCGGGTGTTTTCCAGCCGCCTTCGGGCGGCTTTTTTCATTCCTCGAAAGGAAACGATATGGGTGCCAACAACATGGCCGAACTCCTGGAGTTGGTGAAGACCTCCCAGGCCAAAGCGGTCGATGAACTGACCAAGAACTTCACGCAGCCTGGTGGCGCAACCACCGGCCTGCAAGGCTATGACCTGGAGGCGCCTGCCAAGCGCCTGTTTCCGGTCTTGTGCCCGCTGCGCAATTCGATTCCGCGCGTGGGTGGCGGCATGTCCATCCAAGCCAACTGGCGCGCGATCACCGGCATCAACACCACCCGCGTGCGGGCCGGGGTGTCGGAAGGCAATCGCGGCGGCGCTGTGAGCCACGCGACCCAGGACTACCTGGCTGCCTATCGCGGCATTGGCCTGGAAAAGTCGGTGACGTTTGAGGCTGACTACGCTTCGCAGGGCTTCCAAGACCTGAAGGCGGAAGCGGCGACGCAGACACTGCAATCGCTGATGATCGAAGAGGAAATGCTGCACCTGGGCGGCAACACCTCCAACGCGATGGGCACCACGCCCACCCCGACTCTGGTGGCATCTACCACGGGCGGCACCCTGGCCACGCAGACGCTCTCGGTGATCTGTGTGGCCCTGGCGCTGCAGTCCTATTGGGACGTGGCCGGCATCAACAACGGCCAGTCCGGCCAAACGTTGGACGTGACCACCGCCACGGTGCGTGCTTCGATCACCCGCACCAACACCGACGGCAGCACGGACACCTTCGGCGCTGGCACGGCCCAGAAGTCTACCAACGCCACAGTGTCGGTGACCGGCGCGACCGGCTCTTGTACCGCAACCGTCGCCGACATTCGCGGCGCAGTGGCCTACGCTTGGTTCTGGGGTGCCGCTGGCTCCGAGCGCCTGGGTGCGGTGACCACCATCAACAGCGTGCTGATCACCGCCGCAACAGGTGGCAGCAACCAGCTTGCCAGCACGCTGCCCAGCTCGGACCAGTCCACCAGCGGCCTGGAATACGACGGCCTGCTGACCATCGCCAGCAAGTCGAGCCTGAACAGCTACTACAGCGCGCTGCCTACTGGCACCCCCGGCACGGGCACCACGATGACCGGCGCTGGTGGCCGGGTGGTGGAAATCGACACCGCACTGGGCACGTTCTACGACAAGTACCGCCTGCAGCCCGACCAAATTCTGATGAACTTCCGGCAGTTCCAGAAGATCACCAATCTGGTGTTGGGCCAGACGAACCCAAACGTTTCGTTCTACATGGACGCCAACAACACCACGCCCGAAATGACGGCTGGCCGCAATGTGGGCAAGTACCTGTCTCCGATCACTGGCCAAGTCATCGACTTGGTTGTGCATCCGAACATGCCGCCCGGCACGATGCTGTTTCGCACCATCAGCGTGCCGTCGTACTTGGACGGCATCACCCAGCTGTGCCGCGTGCGCACCCGGCGCGAGTACTACCAGATCGAGTGGCCGCTGCGCACCCGCAAGTATGAGTACGGCGTCTATGCCGACCAGGTGCTCCAGCACTATTTCCCGCCCAGCCTGGGCATCCTGAAAAACATCGCCTGACCCCAGGCGGTGGCATGGCCGGTCACGGGGCAACCCGGACCGGCCTCTTTTGCACACAAAGGATTCGCATCATGGACACAATCAAACTTCAGGCGCCCGAAGGCGTCACCAGCGCATCGGTGGGCGGCCAGGAATACCGGGTTGATGACGTCGGGCAGGTGGATGTTCCGTCCGAGCACGCCGTGACCCTCTACGGCTTCGGCTTCGGCAATGCGCCGGAGCCCACCAAGGGCCGCAAGTCTTCCAAGCCAGCGGCCGACGCAGCGCCTGCTGATCCGGCCCCGGCTGCCTGAGGGGATGCAGCGTGGCTGACCTGACAGACCTTGCCGCCGTCAAGCGCTATCTTGGAATCAGCGACGGGAGCACCGCACAAGACGCGATCCTCTCGGACCTGATTACCGGCGCATCGGCCGCGCTGCAGAACTTCGTCAACCGCGACCTGATGAGCGCGGCCCGGCATGACTGGCTCGACGGCACCGGCAAGAACGTGCTGGTGCCGCGCCACTACCCTGTCACATCCGTGGCATCACTCAAGGTCAACGGCCAGACGATCCCCCAGGCCAACGCCAGCGACTTCGCGTCGGTTGGATGGCGCCTAACGGATGACCTGCTGATCCTCACGGGCTACGCCTTCACAAGGGGCGTGCGCAACGTGGAGATCAGCTACACCGCAGGCTTTGACGCCGTACCCGATGAGCTGGCTCTTGCGTGCGTGCTCATGGTCGCGTTGCGCTACAAAGAACGCGATTGGACTGGCTACAGCTCCAAGTCGCTGGCGGGCGAAACGGTGAGCTTCCAGGTGACGGACATTCCAGCCAACGCACGAGGCCAGCTCGCCTCATACAAGCGGGTAGTGTGGCCATGATCGTCGCGCATGTCGAGGGATTTCAGGAGGTTGCCCGCACGCTGCGCGCCAGCGGCTCCGGCGCCCAACGCTTGGTGGAACAGATGGTGATGCGGCTCACCTTCAAGCTGGCCACCATCAGCGTGCGCGACAAGCTCAGCGGGCAGGTGCTCAAGCGCCGCACCGGCACGCTGGCGCGCAGTGTCCAGCAATCGCCCCGCACCTTCATGGTGGGCACCGATGTGGTGGGCACCGTGGGCGTGGCCAACATCACCGGCCCGGGCGGCCGGGCGCCGGTCAAGTACGCCGCCGTGCATGAATTCGGCTTCAAGGGCACGGAGAACGTGCGCGAGCACATGCGCACTGTGAAGCAGGCCTTCGGCCGGCCGCTGGCCACGCCAGTTCAAAGCCCGGTGAAAGCGCACTCGCGCAAGGTTGATATCCCAGAGCGCTCGTTCTTGCGCTCGGCTCTGCGTGACCTTGAAGCCCAGGGTGTGATTGACACCGAACTCGCCAGAACGAAGCAGGAGATCATCAAGTGAACAGAGAGGCCATTTGGTCGGCGGTGTTCGCCAAGCTGCAGGCCGTGCAGGGCATCGCCACCTGTTCGCGCCGGCTCAAGCATTGGGCTGATGTGGCCTCCGAAGATCAGCCCGCGATCTACCTTGCCCAGGGCGCCGAGTCCGACATGGCTACCACTGGCCAGCCGAACAAGCGTCTGCTGCACGGCACCATCTACGTCTATGTGAAGACCGAAGACGACACCGCGCCCACCACGGTACTGAATCCGATTCTTGACGCCATCGAGGCCGCCTTTGCGCTGCATCCCGTCACCCTGCGCCACGAGCTGGAAGGAATCGACGGCGTTGAGTACTGCCGCGTCGAAGGGGCCATCGAAACCTACGAGGGCACGCTGGGAAACCAGGAAGTTGCCCTGATTCCCCTTTCCATCCTCGCCGTCTGACGCCGGCACAGTGCTGACACCAGCACCCGCAAGCCGCCCTTGAGGCGGCTTTTTTCTTCCCGAAAGGAACTGCACCATGACCATGATGACATTCGGCGCTGGCGACGTTTTCGCGTCGATGATCCAAGACGCCAACGGCAACGCCGTCACGACCCCGACCCCGATTCGCGTTGCAGGCCTGCAAAGCATGGATCTGGATTTCTCGGGCGACCTGAAGGAGTATTACGGCCAGAACCGCTATGCGCTGTTCGTGGGCCTGGGCAAGGTCAAAACCAGCGGCAAGTTCAAGGGCGCGGTGCTGAATGGCCTGGCCATCAACACGCTGTTCTTCGGTACCGGCGTGACCACCGGCACCATGAAAGCGCTGGTCGCGGACATCACCGGCACGGTGGTGCCCGCCACGCCATTCCAAATCACCCCGACCGTGCCGAACTCCGGCACCTGGGTGGAAGACCTGGGCGTGACCAATGCCAGCGGCCAGGTGATGACCCGTGTCGCCAGCGGCCCAACCACCGGCCAGTACAGCGTTACTGCCGGCGTCTACACCTTCGCCGCTGCTGATGTCGGCATCAAGATGTACATCAGCTTCAGCTACACCTACACGCTGGCCGCTGCCAAGCGCATCAGCCTGCAGAACCTGCAGATGGGCGGCGCCCCGCTGCTGAAGCTGCACTACCTGACCCAATATCAGGGCAAGAAAGCACTGGTGGTGCTCGAAACCATCATCTGCCCGAAGTTGGGCCTGTTCAGCGCCAAGAACGACGACTTCAGCGTGCCTGAGCTGGAATTCAGCGCCCAGGCGGACAGCTCCGGCTACAACCTTGGCGACATCTACCTGCAGGAGTAATCACATGGCAGGCGTTGTGAAAGTCAAGGGGGTTTCAGGGGTGCTGGGCGATCTTGTCATCCCCCCGTTGAGCCTGGGCGCGCTGGAGCAGTTGCAGGAGCGAATCAAGGCATTCGACGGCGATGCGCTCAAGGTCGAGAACGTGGCCGTTGTGATCGACGCGGCCACAGCTGCGCTCAAGCGCAACTATTCCGACATGACCCGCGAAGCTGTTGGCGAGCTGGTGGACGTGGGCAACATGTTTGAAGTGTTCCAGGCTTGCATGGATGTGTCCGGCATGGTGCGCAAGGCCAAGGAGGCCGAGGCCAGCGCGGCGGGGGAGGGCGCCCCACCGGGGGAAGCCTGAGCTGGGG